GGCTATTAGAAGCCATCCAAAGGCCAATAAAGTGGCTGTTACTATTCTTGTTAAGCGTTTTATTTGCCTTTCCCCCTTGCAGACTAATGTCTGATAGGGTTATTATATCATTTTATTGCACAAAAAAGGGGCTATCACAATTGATAACCCCTTTAGTGTTGGACTAATTACTTAACTAAAGCAACCTTAGCCTTTGGATTCTTCTTGTTCCACTTTGTAGCAAGTGCATTGAATGACTTCTTCAAAGAAGCAAGTGCAGCAGCGTTATCTGCTGTTAACTTAGCAATCTGTGCATCCTTAGCAGCAAGAGCAGCATCTGATGCTACCTTTGCATCTGCAAGTGCCTTAGCAGAAGCAGCCTTCTCTGCTGCAATAGCAGCATCTGCAACAGCCTTTGCCTGAGCAACTGCGGTTGTTGTATCATCCTTGAACTTTGCAAGTTCAGCATTCTTAGCAGCAATTAGAGCAGTGTGCTCTGCTGTTGCCTTAACTAATGCAGCATCTGCAGCAGCCTTAGCAGCAAGTGCTGCATCCTTAGCAGCAGTCTGTGCAGCAAGTTCTGATACTAGATCACGGACTGTGATTTCTGCAAACGGTGCTAATGCACGAGCAGGAAGACCTACTACATCAGCAGTTGTTGCATCTGCAGCAGTTGTTGGGCTGAATGTAATTAATGAGCGTGTTCCAGTTGCTGGAAGTGTTGCAACAAACTTTGCAACTCCAAAATCTGAAAGCGTAGCACCAGTGGTTGCTGTTGCTGTGTCTAGTGTTGCTGTTGCAGCAAATACTGTTGCAGTAATTGACTTACCAGATACTTTGTTTCCAAATGTATCTGTTGCAGTTACTGTGATATCTTGCTTTGTACCAGCAGCACCTGTGGCAGGTGCAGAGACTGTAAGAGTATTAATCTTGCCAGCAGTTCCCTGTACATAGTATGTAAGGGTTGTTCCCTGGTTGTTGATTACAACTGTGCCAATTGCTGTTGTCTTTGTGTAGACATAAAATGTTGCAGTTGTTCCTGTACCAGTTGCAATTGTCAAAGATGAAGATCCTGATGTTGCTCCTACTGGTGCAGCGGTTGTGTGTAGTGCAGACACGATTGTTGCGTTTGTTGTTGTAACAGAAACCGATGTTCCTGTGTCAACTGTTGCGACGAACTTAAGTGCGTCTGCAGCGTCAACTGTGTTATCTGCGGGTACTGGCAATGCAGCAGGTGTAGCAATAGAAGAGTTTGTAGTGTTTGCTACAGAATCTAATGATACAGCGACTGTCATTACAGCAGCACTTGCAGGTGTTGCTACGATTGTGCCCAAAGTCATGGCTGCAACCATGGCTAGTGCGATTTTCTTAAATGAGTTCATTTAATTTATTTCTCCTTGTTTTATAGTGTTTTTAGTCTGTCCAGGTAGTCTTTTATTTCTTCTATCTGGCTAGGTTTATATTGTATCACGTTCTCAGGTAGTTCGTCAACTCGCTTAGGTCTATCCCTAAAAGTATGAACCTCTACCTCAGTGTCTGTATTTTTAGGGGTATAAGATATAGCCCCAAAAATAGCACCACACACAGCATCAGCCAAGTCCTTTGACTTTTTGCGTGGATGGTCAACTCTATCATTTTTCATAATCTTTAACTGGGTTAGTTCATCAAATAATAAATCAATTGCAGGCATAGCAAGTCTTTCCTCATACACGAGCATAGCCATATCCTCATAGTGCTTCTTGGCAACAGAAACAGTATCAGTTTTCATTCCAACCTGCTTTAATTCATTTTGAATATCAAATGACTGCCAACGGTCAAACGAAACCATGCCAATATCAAACCCTATCCTTCTAAGGTTTTGGATCCATTGTTTAACTTCAGATAGGTTTACTGGTCCTTCAACCTTTGGCTCCCACCACGCTACTGCATCTACTACTACGATTGGTGCTACTTGTTCGTAGTTATTGATTACTTGTATGTTTACCCATTTTTCTACATGTGCAATTGCTACAGCACACTTGTCATGCTTCTGTGCAAGGTCAGCATGAACATAATATTTCTTAGTTGGATCTGGCTTAAAGGCTTCATCAAATCTTTTAAAGTTATCTATTGGGTTTCTTAATGTCATACAGGCTCTTACTTTTTCTGCCTGCTTAAAGAATGCATCTGAAGCAAAAGTTGGTACGCATGCAAAGCGCATCATGGCATCACCAAGGTCTGTCATAAATGCAATCATAAAGTCGTCAATCTTGCGAGTAGGGTTTACTTCCCATGTAGGTCTCTTTAGTGCAAATACTCCTGGGTACTTGTATGAAATTATATGATCTTCGTCCCACGAAATTTGAAACTTATTATCTGGATCTGTGTCTGGGAGTAGTGGATTAATTATAAACTCATGTGTTTTTTCAACTGATTCTTTTTCAGCAATTACTGCATCATACTTTTCTGAAATAAAGTCGCCTGGATATCTTGGAAATGAAAGCAAAACAACCTTACCTAGATCTGGGAAACGAGAGTCTACTGATCCACGGAAAGCCTTGTAAATGTTGTCTGCAGTCTTTCCTTGTTCGTTACCTGTTCCAACCTCAGATGCAAAACCAGAAATCTCATCAAGTACTGCAAGTAGCAAGTTCAAACCCTCATGTGATTCTCTTTCTGAGTGACCAGAATAAACAGTAATTGATTTATCAAACTCAACTGAGTCTGCCTTAGCATTATACTTTCCAGCAAACCATGGGGACTTTTCAATCTTAGATTTAAAACCTTTAAAGAAAACATTCTTTGCTTGTTGTGCGTTAATAGCAACATTGATAAGGTCAATAGCATCTCCAGAGGGCTTTCCAAAATACTTTGCAGGGTCTTTTAGGCATAATAGTTTATATACTATATATGAACATGCTACGGTTGATGTGAAGTCTTTTCCAGATCCCTTGCCAAGTTGCAGGATGATTTCATTCTTTGTGTACTTATCGTAGTACCTTGATCCTTTTTCTTCCCCCATTATATCTATCAAATCTTCTTTACGATAAATCTGACTCATAGCCTCAACAATGTCATATTGAATATCAGACAAAGGTGGTTGGCCAAGGTAGTCTGGAGACTCAACAAAAGTCTTTGCATCTACTGGGGTTTCTTCAAAGTGATTACTTTTAAGAACTTCTAAAAAATCATCAAAGTTTGCCATTACTGCTCACTAATTGATTCAGATACAATCGTTACTACTTCGTTTTGCTTTGCAATAGCAGATAGTCTTTGCATGATAATGTCTCTTACTTCTGGATGTTCTGACGCTATATCTCTAAGAATTCCCACCAGAACTTCTTGTCTTCTTTCAATCTCAACCATTTCTTCTGCAAGTTCTTTGTTCTCAAGCAAGCCAGCCTTCTGTAGCATATCAATTCTTTTAGATTCAATATCCATTACAAGTTTAATTGCAGCAGTCTTTGCGCTAAGGTTATTAGTCATTGATGCTTCATCAATAACTTCGTATGTACGAGAAACTAATTTACTGTAGTGTGTGTCTGCAGCAGCCAGTGCTTCTTTGGCACGAGCACGGATAGCATCATTAGCAGACGCCATAACCTTCCACTCATTAATAAGTGTTACTACTTTAGTCCTTGGGATGTCTAGTTGTTTAGAAATTACCGTAGGGTCATTTCCCTTTAGGTATTCTTCTACTACTTGATTAACTTGATCAAGATGCTTAACTAGATCATCTTCAGTTGACATTATTTAATTCCCTTGCTATTTTTAGTAATACTAGATAACCAATTAAATCGTCTAAATCGTTATCACCAATATAAGATCCGCCCCTAGTTATTCTAGAAAGTTTGTCGTCAATTCGAACATGTAGTTGCTCTACTCTGTCTGATGTGGCAAAAACCCTAACAGGATTAAGAGCAGAGTCACCATAAGATTTGTTTTTTGCAATTAACATTTCTTTAATTTCATCACAAACCTGAGCAATAGTAAACTGTGTCTCAGAACTCATCCTCATCCTCCTCGTCACTTAAGTCAAAAATATCTGGAAAGTTTTTAAAGGAATTAATGACATAGGCTATACCTACTGAACTAGCCACGGTAATGGCTAAAATAATCTTTTTTGTTTTACTCATCGTTTAGATTTCCTTAATCCAAATTTTGCAAGATACACATAAATAGTTTCCACGCTTACCCCACACTCCTTTGCAATCTCGTCTGGAGTCTTTTTGTCCATAAGATAACGCTTACGCATAAAGACTTCTGATGTATATAGTTTAGCAGCCATGGCGTTATTTGTCAACTCCTGGAACCTTCCAGTCAAGATCTTCTCTGTTGA